TCCCGTCCCGCCTGCGACCTGCTGCGCGGTCTTTCCCGCATGCACGAAAGTGAATTCGTATTTCCGGCGCGAGACGGCCGGGCCATGAGCGGGAATTCCTTTCAAGAGCGATGGCAAAAGATCGCCGCGCTTGGTGATCTCCCGCCCGCAATCACGCCGCACACGCTGAGGCACTCGTTCGCGAGCGAAGCGGGAGATCTCGGTTATGGCGACTCAGTGATTGCCGGGTTGCTCGGCCACGCACGCACCACGATGACAAGCCGATACGTCCACTTGAGCGACCCCGTGCTGCTCGCCGCAGCGGATGCGGTGGCTATCCGCATTGCGCGGCTGAGGGGCGACGCCCCCGCCGAGGCCCAGGTGATCCCGCTGCGCGGCTGAGGCGGCAGCCATGCCGCCCAGGAAGAAATTGCTCGATATTTCGAGCGGCGCGGGCTACCCGGCGTTCCGAATCGGTCGCGTCAGACGGCTCAAGCTGGAGCAGAAAATCGCGCGCTCGATCCCCGAGGCGGCGTGGAACGAATTGATAGAGGCGACTCGCGATTACCGTGCGGATACGGACCTGGAACGAAATACGCCCCCTATCTCACCGGCAAAAGATCGTGTGAAAAAACTCAGGGCTGCCGCGGAAGCGATCTGGGACGTCCACGAGGAACGTGTTTCCGATAAGCGCAGGACTCCTTACCGCCACATAAGGGCGGACAAGCTGTATGCGTTGGCGTTGGCCTCGCGCGACATGATGAAGGCCTGCGATTCGGAGCTGGGTGCCCTTGCCAGGGGCGAGGCCGAGGACAGCGGGTTTCGCGTGGGCGAGGCGTGGGACTGGTGGATTTGGAGGCTTACGCGGATTCTCAAAAAAGCCGGCCTGCCGACCGGAGTTCGCAAGGACACCGGCGACATAGGTCGGACATCGCCCTTTGTCTTGTTCGTAGCCGAGCTCCAGCGGTACCTTCCAGAAAAATTCCGGCGGCACACACGAAAGAAGGCCTTGGCCGCCGCCATCGATAAGGCCCGCAAGGCTCGTGCGCGAAAAATCGGGTCTCATAAACTCGATCCTGTCGAACAATAGGACCCGTGCATTACCAAAATAATTAGCCGAGCGTCGCTCCTGCCTTTGCGCGGTTTGTCCCGCGAATGATGGCGCCGCTAATGACTACAATTCCGGACGACCCCGAAGCTCTTCTCACAGCGCGCCAGCTCTCTGCCGCGTTGACTCAGGCGGGCTATCGCATCGCTCCTGCAACTCTCAATACGAGGGTGTCGCGCGGCGGCGGGCCTCCCTACCAAAAGTGGAACGTGACCCGCTTGTATCGCTGGGGGACGGCCCTCCAGTGGGCGCAGATTTGCCTGAGCCGCCCCGTGCGCACCAGCGCCGAATTACGCCGCCCGCCCTCGATCATCTGAAAAAGCCAAACGCCCGACCATCGGCCGGGCGCCTGAACTCTCACGGGCGGTGCGCTGGAGCGCTGCGGCTGGGTCCTACAAACCGACGCCGCATCCGGTTCGATCCCGGGACCGTCCACCACGTCAACTCGCCGAGTGCCACCTCGGCGCAACCTTGGGAACACGTCATGCGCTTAGATCATTCGAGGCCGGCGCGCAAGGTCGCGAGTCCTTGCCAACAATGCGGACGGGAATTCTGGTTCGGCAAACGCAGCGGCCGAACGCGCCAATTCTGCTGCAATGGGTGCCGTCAAGCACACTTTCGTAACGCGAAAATCGAGGCCCGGTACCAGACACCGGGGGCGTTACGAAACGCCGAAAATAACTCAACCGTTTCAGCGGCCTGCAAAGGCGAAAATCGAGGTCGCGCCTTTCCCGTCGACCTACTTGGACACGGCCTCCGCTGGCCAGGCGCCAAGGCCCTCGACCCAAAGCTTCACCGAAACATCCTCGCCGTCGAGTTGGGCGGCCCGCTGAGGAGGGCCAGGCGATGAAGCTTTGCCCTACCTGCCGGCAGATCATTCCACCGAAGGACCTGTTCCGCGATCAGCCGGTCAAGGCACGCATCTACGAGTTCATCGCCACTCACCCGCGAGGCGTGACACGGCGCCAGATCATGGACGCCGTGTGGGCCGACGATCCCAACGGCGGACCTGAATTCGAAAATGTCGTCTCCGTCCACATCAAGCACATGCGGCCGACCCTCGAGCGTGAAGGCGTGACGATTTCCTGCGCGCGGGGGCCGGGCGCGGTCTACCGACTCGAACGGAGGGCACCATGATCTGCGGAATCCTCCGATACGTCCCCCATGCACGCGTCGAGGACTACCTGCGTTGCGGCTGGATGTTCGTCGCATCGCTCGGCCCAACGCACGGCGAATGGAGTGTCCTCCTCGGTTGGCCCTGCCGGTGCGCCATTGTGGAGCCGCGCGCATGACCGCCGCGATTTACCAATCGCGAAGACGTCAGCAACGGCCTGAGCAGCAGCTGCAGCGTGCGCTGGTCGAGCACCTGCGCTGGCGTGCGCCGCGTGACACGTGGTGGTGTCATTATCCTGCGGGTGGCCGCCGCAATGCCGTCGAGGCCGCAATCCTCAAGGGGATGGGCACGCGAGCCGGCGTGCCGGATTTGCTGCTCGTCAAGAGCGGCAGGCTCTATTGCCTCGAACTCAAATCCAATCGCGGCCGCCTGAGCGCCGAGCAGAAGGCCACCCACGAGGCCCTGCGCCGCGCCGGAGCCGTGGTCGACACCGCCTACGACATCGACGCCGCAATCGGCCTTCTCCGTGCGTGGAAGATTCTGCTGGAGGGCGCGGAATGAGCGTCATCATCCGCACCGCCACGGCAACCTTGCCGCCTCGCATCGTGATTCACGGCAGCGAAGGCGTTGGCAAAACCTCGCTTGCCGCGAGGTTTCCTGTGCCGATCTTCTTGCAGACTGAGGACGGGTGTCCCACCGGGCTTACCATCAGCACATTCGGACTGCAGAACATCTTCAAGGGTGTACTCGAGTGTTTGGCGTTCCTCGGCGTCGAGCAGCACGACCGTCGCACGCTCGTCGTCGATAGCCTGGACCCGCTAGAGCCGTTGATCTGGCGCGAGGCCTGCACCGCGAATGGCTGGGCATCGATCGAGACACCGGGCTATGGAAAAGGATATATCGTCGCAGATAATTATTGGCTGGATTTCCTCGCTGGCCTCGATTTTCTGCGCCGTGAACGCGGAATGACAATCGTCCTTTTGGCGCATTCCTCTATCGAGCGCATCGACGATCCCCGGACCGCTTCCTTCACGTCGTACCAGCTTCGTCTACACAAACGTGCGCGTGCGCTTGTGCAGGATTGGGCCGACGCGATTCTGTTTCTCGCACCTGATCTCAACATCACGAGCGAGGACGCGGGTTTCGGCAAGAAGCGCACACGCGGCGATGGCGGCTCGACGCGCTGACTTCACTGTGAAGGGCGTCCGTCCTTCACGGCGAAGAACCGCTACGAGCTGCCGCCGAAAATCATGGTCCCTCTGAACTTTGACTACGGCGCAACGCTTGCGCCGCACTTCCCGCCGGCCGTGGCGGAATAGCACCGCGGCCACACTCAACTCAAACTAATGGAAAAACCTATGAGCATGCAGTTTCCTGAACCCTATAACCCAGAAAATACCGGTGGCGGTTACGAGCCGTTGCCGCCGGGCGAATATATCGCGCAGGCGATCGAAGCTACCATCGCGCCGCCCAAGTCCGGCAATGGCCTCGGCCTGACGCTGGTATGGAAGGTCCTCGAAGGCGAGCACGAAGGACGTCAGATTTGGGAGAACATCTCGTTCCTTCACCCGAAGGCCGGCGCGCAATGGCACGGGCAGAAGATGTTGAACGCGATCATTGCCGCGACCGGCGCGCCCACGCCACTGCAGAGCGCCGAGCCGCTGCTGTTCGTTCCGTGCCGCATCGGTATCGCGATCGAGACCGATAAGGACGGCGTCTATCCCGACAAGAACCGCATCACAAAGGTCTCGCCGCTCGGCAATAACGAGACGGCCGAAGCCTCGCCCTCGCCGGCCCCTGCGCCGAAGCCGACGCCTGCGGCTGCGGCGGTGACTCCGCCCCCTGCCGGCACTGTGCCGTGGCGGAAGAAATAGGGGGCCGCGATGTTCATGATCAATATGCCTCTCGACTTCAAGGTTGGCGAAACGCGAGACTGCACGATCAATCGCGAACCGAAGCGCATTACGTGGCGCGACCAGCATACGCTGGTGATTGAGCCCGGCGACGCGCGCCAGATATTCCACACCGAAGCCGATGGCGAGCTGCGTTGCTTCATATGCGGCGATGCTGGCGCGAGGAAAGCAAGGATCGTTCACCGCAGCCCCGACGCCATTGTCATCGGCCAAGAGGACTAAAACTGCGGTCGATCCCGTTCAAATGGAGAATATCCAAATGTCTCTCGAAGTGATGACACCTCAAAACCCGCGCTGGGAATTGTTTGCTGACGCACTCTATCGCATGATGGAGTGGAATGAACATACTTGGAAATGCGACGGCGATAAGGGCCACAATCCCGAGCATCCCGAGCACGTGCATCGATACGCCAAAACCGTGATGGGTTTGATGGGCGGCATCGATATCGAAAAGAGCTTGGCCTTCTTCGAAGAGCACGGCGGCTACTGCGATTGTGAAATTCTCTTCAACGTCGATCCCGGCTGATGTTCGAGCTGCGCCCATATCAGCGCCAGTCGCTCGACTCACTCGAAGCGTATTGGCAAGCCGGCGGCGGTCATCCATTGATCTCAATGGCGACCGCCACCGGCAAGAGTTTGGTCATCGCGTGGTTGATCCAGGACCTCATGCAGCGGTGCCCGGAATTGCGCATTCTCGCGCTGACTCACGTGCAGGAATTGATCAGGCAGAACGTCGACCATGTGCTCGCGCTGTGGCCGGACGCGCCGCTCGGCATCAACTGCGATGCGCTTGGCCGGCGCGACCTCGACCACCCGATTCTGTTTGCGTCGATCCAGAGCGTGTTCCGGGGCGCCAGGATCGGAGAGCGAAACCTCATCCTTATCGACGAGGCTCACTTGGTGCCGCATGCCGGCGACGGGATGTATCGCAGCCTGTTGGACGATCTGCGCGTGCTCGACTCCGACATGAGAATCGCCGGGTTCACTGCGACGCCTTTCCGGCTCGACAGCGGCCGGCTCGACGAGGGCGTAGGCAAGGTTTTCGACGACATCGTCTTCAACTACGGCATCGGCGAAGGCATTCGCGACGGCTGGCTGTCGCCGCTGTCGTCGAAGCGGACCGACACCTTGATAGACGTCACCGGCGTCGGCCGTCGCGGCGGTGAGTTCATTGAGAGCCAGCTGCAGGCGGTATGCGATTTGGACGTCGTCGTCAACGGCGCTTGCGCCGAGATCATCAAGCACAGTGCCGGTCGTCGGTGCTGGCTGGTTTTTTGCACCGGCGCCGATCACGCGCTGCACGTCCGCGATGTGTTGCGCGAGCACGGGGTCGTCGTCGAGGCCGTGCTCGGGGAGACGCCCACCCATGAGCGCAAAGAAATTATTGCCGCCTACAAGGCCGGCGAGATCACCTGCCTCGTTAACGTCAATGTCCTGACGACCGGATTCAATGTACCGCAAGTCGACCTGCTGGCGATGCTGCGGCCGACGCTGTCGACCGGTCTCTACGTCCAAATGATCGGACGCGGCACCCGCAAGGCGCCGGGCAAAACCAACTGTTTGCTGCTCGATTTCGCCGGCAATGTCTGGCGGCACGGGCCGGTCGACGCCATCGATCCCAAATCCAAATCGGCGAGCCGGGCACTGCGCCCGTGAAGGCCTGTCCGGAGTGTGACGAGCTCGTCGCCATCAACGCCCACACATGCCCAAGCTGCGCGTACGAATGGCTGCGGCCGGCGCCGAAGCCTAAACACGCGACCGTCGCCGACGCAGTGCCGGTGCTCTCATCTAGCCAGACCTGGATTCCGGTGACCGGCATCACGTTTCGCGCTCATTACAAACGATCTGATCCTCTAGCGCCGCCCAGTTTGTGCGTCGGTTATCTGTGCGGGCTGTCTATTTACAGCGAATACATCAGCCTGCAGCGTGACGGCTATGCTCGCGCCCGCGCCGAGAAGTGGTGGTTCGCCATGGGCGGCGAGGCGCCGGCGCCTGCGCGCCGTCGCCGAGGCGATCGAGCGAAGGGGAGAGATCGGCCGCCCGTTCGAGATCGTCGTTTACCGCAACGGTCAGTACTGGAACGTCAGCGATCGCCGACTGCGCCGTGGTGATGGCGCCGTGGTCGAGGTCGACCGGAATTCCAATACCTGGGCCCCGAAATCACGCGAAACCGCATATGAGGCCATGCGGCGCGGGCCGATCAACGACGAGGTTGTGTTTTGACCAGCGTCGTCGCGCGCTTCGCCACCGAGAAGCCGACGGCGTGCGCGGTGTGCCATCGCCGCGCGATGTGGGTAGGCTTCGCGCCCTCCAACCGCAGCCCGATTGCGTGGCTTTGCGACGATACCGGCTGTCACCGCGTTGCACGGAGTATTTACAAAATGCCTGACGTCATTCTCGACGCCTTCGAGCAGGGCGCCGCATTCGAGGCCGGCGCGGCTGCGGCCGGGTATCTCGAAGAGGTAGGCACGACAGATCTCGCCAAACTATCCGAGGCGGAATGGCGCGAATTCCTGCGTCGTTTGATCGTGGGGTTCGAGCAGGTTTTGCGTCGGAAAATTCTCGACAACGAAGCGCCTTTTTAAGGGAGGAGCCGCATGGGTCCATACCGAGAACTCGGCGAGCGGTTGATCGACCGGGGTTATGGCGCATTGCCGATCATGCCCGGCACCAAGCGGCCTGGCCGCCTGTTTGCCGGCCAGTGGATCGGGCTCTCGAACTGGCAGCACTGTTTCAGGAACGGCGCGCCATCGCCGATGGAGCGCATCGGGTGGGGAGCCGGCGACGCAGGCCTCGGCGTGCTCGGCGGCTACCATGGCCTGGTCGCCGTCGACGTCGACACAGATGAATCAAACTATCGCGATGCGCTTTTGAAAGTCCTGCCGCCGTCACCGGTACGCAAGACCGGGCGAAAGGGCGAGACGCTGTTCTACTACGGTCCGGAGATCGAGAAGTCGCAGTCGTGGGACGTCGGCGGCAAGCGCATTGTTGATTTGATTGGGCCCGGCCGGCAGACGGTGCTTCCGCCGACGCTGCATCCAGACACGCACGAGCCGTATCGTTGGATCACTTGCGAGACGCTGGAGGACTTCGAGCCGTCGGAGCTGCCGCCGCTGCCGGCCGACATTGCCGAGCACATCACCGCGGTCCTCACGCCGCTGGGTTACCATTCCGAGCCGGCACCGCGCGCCGCAAATGGCGGCGATGGCGACAGTCCGTATCGCCAGCTCAACGAGCAAGCGCTCGGAAACCTCGCCGCCTGGGTGCCGGCTCTGAATCTCTACCGCTGCAGGCCGGCGCGCGGCGGCTACGAGGCGGTGCCGCTGTGGCGGCCGTCGACCACGAACCGGCGGCCTGAGAAGCGGCACTTGAACCTCAAAATCGTCCCGGCCGGGATTCGGGACTTCGGCGCTGACCAGGGTTACACCGCGATCGACCTGGTGATGGCGGCGTGCGACTGTGACTGCGACACGGCGTTCAAGTTCCTGGTCGAAAGGATTCCCGGGGCGCGCGTCGATGTCGACGTGTCCGGCCTGGTGCCGCCGCCAAACCCGGCGCCTGCACCCGCACCGCCTCTACCGGCACAGTCGAAGCCGGCACCCGCCGCCGAGGACGCGCTAGCACCCTTCACCAACCCACCTGGACTCGTCGGGGACATCATCGACTGGATCACCGCGACGTCGCGGCGCCCGAACCGGGTGCTTGCCCTGGGCGCTGCCATCACCGTGGTCGGCACCCTGGTCGGCCGCCGGGTGGCGGGTCCCACCAATTCAGCGACGCATCTTTACGCGGTGTCGATCGCCCGTAGCGGCGCCGGCAAGCAGCACGTGCTCGATGCTGCCATGCGGCTGATGTGTGCCGCCAAGGCCGACGCCCACATCGGGCCGTCGCGCTTTCATTCGGGCAGCGCCATCTTTCAGCGGCTCAAGAGTGCGCCGGTGATGCTGTGCATGCAGGATGAGATCGGCGGCGTGTTGCGGGCGGTCACCAACCGCAAGGCGGGCACCCACGACCGCCAGGTCGGCGAGCTGCTGCGTTCTCTCTGGGGCTTGTCCTTCGCCTCCCTGGCACCGCCGGCCTGGGCGACGATCGCCGACACCATCAAGCTCGTGGCGTGCCCGGCGGTATCGATCCTCGGCGTGTCCACTCCCGACGAATTCGTCGCCGCCCTACAGGGCGAGAGCATCGACAACGGCCTTCTGAATCGTTTTCTGGCGCTTTCCAGCACTGTTCGTGTCGGTGACACCAAGCCCATCTCGGACCCTGTAACGGTGCCTGCGTCGCTCGCCTATGGCCTTAATCGACTGTACCTGTGGTCAGGACCTGAGAGCCTGCTGCACATCGGCGATCCCGAGGTCGTCCACGTGCCCGAGGTTATGCCTTGGGCCGGCTCTGGCGCCGAGACCTGCTTCACGGACTTCGCTCGCATGGTGGAGGATCACATCGACGAGCACCCGGGCAGCGCGCCTTACATCGCGCGTTGCGTCGAGACCAGCATCCGGTTGGCTACCATCCGGGCGGCCGGCCGCTGGGGCCGTGGGGCCAAGGTCGACCTCGACGACATGGAATGGGGTGCCGGCGTCGCCTGGGCGGCTACCAGCAGCCTGGCGACGATGGCGCTAGACCACCTGCCCGCGAACGAGCGCAGCGAGATGACGGCGAAAATTGCCGGCGTGGGGCCGATGAAGCCAAGGGATATCCAGCAGTTCCTGAAAGGTCGGCTGAACTCCCGGGAGATTAAAGATATCCTCGGGCAACTGGTCGAAGCGGGGAATATCGAAAATACCGACCAGGGCTACCGTCCGGTTACATGTTAGTAATGTTAGGAGCAATGTTTATCCACAAATGTAAACAGAATTTTTCTGTAATATCAGATAGATATATATATTGTTATCGTGTTAGTGAGAAGAGGAGGAAGGGAGAGAAGAGGGGGAGTCCTTACAGGGTGGTTAACAGATAACATGGATAACATCTGCCCCCTGGCGGTGCTTTCTGCCGGTAATTAGGTAATTAGCGGGTAGGGAATAAATTTGCACTGGCGAAATATCGGAATTAATTTCCCGCAGCATGGGCGAGGAATTAATTTCCGGCGCGGGCGAATGGTTCGCCGTGAGGGTACGGCCTGGGGCCGAGAGCAAGGCCCTGGTCGGCATCGAGGCCGCCCATATGCAGGTCTTCCTGCCGGTCGAACTCGTTCGGTTGAAACTTCGCAGCCGCAGCGAAGTGACGGGGCGGCCGCTGTTTCCGGGACACATGTTTGCGATGCTGGATCCAGGTCGGGACCTTTCGAAGCTGCGCGAGATCGACGGTATCGACGACGTGGCACGGCGGGACGGCAAGCTGATGCCGGTCGCCGATGACATTGTCCGTGCGATCCGTCGTGCCGAGAGGGACGGGCTGTTCGATGCCGCTGCCCGTTGCCGGCAGCCGGATGACGACGCGCCGCCGCCGGACATCCGGTTTGCCAACTTGATGATGAAGATCAAACGAACGCGCTGGTCGAAGGCACGGACGGCGCTGCTGATGTCGCTGCTGGTGTCGCGATAGGGCAGAAATTGGTTGCGTGCGCAACTATATCCGCGACCAGCACCTGATGTCGTTGATACCGAGGTAGGATGATGCAACGGCGGGCGCTCGGCTCTCAATTCAGCTTGCTCAAATCGATCGGCGGCGCCGGCTGATCTAATTCGGGCTGGGGCTGCTTCTCCGCCTCGAGATCGATCGTCGTCGGCGGCTTGCTCTGCCGCTGCCGTTCCAGCCAGTCGTCGCCTACCGGCCCCGCAGGCTGCCCTTTGCGTGCTAACCATTGGTCGAGCGGCATGACATCCGGCGCAATGCAGAAATTATGGGTCACCTCGGAATCGACATGCTGCTCGGGCTTGCCATAGCCGCGCTCCAGCATGATCTGGGCCGCCATCAGGCGGATTCTTTTGTCCTCGTCATCGAGGCATTCAGCGATGCGCTGCAGCGCCTTGGGGCAGTGTTTGCGCGCGGCCATCTTCAAGTCCCAGATCACCACGGTGCTCGGCTTCTGCCCCGGTGGTCGACCTCGCCGCCCCTTCGAAGAGCCCAGCGGATTGCCGGACTGGCCCTTTGGAAATCGGCTCATGCTCGGTTCTCTGTCGTGTCCTCGGTCAGATTCCATACTTGTATACAAGGCGACGAATATCCAACGCTGATCCGGCACGGCAGCCCTACATCTTCCGGGTGTTCAAGCGCTAAAGCACCGAGTTGCGCGTCTACGAAGAACCAAAACAGGTCGCAGAGCGAGCCGTTCCGGCTGATGACGGGCGTTTTGCCTGACCGCTGCGAGCAGTTAGTCGCTGACTAATTAGCATAACGACGCTGTCACGGAGCTCCCGACAATGACGGTAGATTTGCGCACGTAACGCGAAGTTGTACACGGCGAACCGTAACCACGAACGCACGGCAGCCTCCACCCAAGGTGGCTGGGTCTGGATTGGCTGCAAGAAGCGGAGCCGCACCGAGGGCGCTCGGCCGCGGCTTCGGTAATGGCGTGCTCGGCGACAAACGAACCAGTTCATACGTGAACATCGAACCGACGATTAGAGCGATCACAGCCAAGACGCCAAATTCGAAGAACGCCGACGTTGAGTGGCTGCCCCTCCATCGGCGGTGGGGGCATGTGGGAGGATGTCATGTAGCTCTCCTGTGGTGATGGTTCGGGGGCATTTGGGTTCTTCCCGCACCGGCGGGCCTCCCACGGCGAGCGGCCACACCGCCGCGCTCCCGAGCCCCGCGATGAACTCCCGCCGCCGCATCGGTCATGCCTCCAAGCCGCTATGCCGGCAGCGTATCGCGGTCAGGCTCGCATGGGAACGGGTTGCATCTCGCCGGGAGGCCAACTTCCTGCGACCTTTTTTGCGCCGCGGGAGGCCGGTTGTGGCCCGACTCGGAAGCCCCCAGCCGCCGGCCGGTAGTCCGCTATGGGGTGGACCTGTCGTGCCGTTCACGCAGTCGACGAGGTCACGGCGACCCAC